TAATCAAAGAGTCTTCAGAACCTCCACCAGCTCCGGGGGGCGCTTTCCAGCCTAGCGTGTCACCAGTATTGAAATACGTGAGAACCTTCTGGTCGTCACCAGCTCCTGTTGGTGTGCTGTTGACTGCAACTGTTTTTATACCAGCAGCAGAGGTTGCAGTTGCAATCTCCCAGTTCGCGTTCAAGAACGCTGTGTCTACACTAGTCCGGAGAAGGTCAAAGGTCGTGGAGTCTTCTCGTACAAAATCAATGCCAACGCCGGGGCGTCTCTTAATTAGGTTATTCACAATTGAATATTCTGTACCTGTGGCAGACTCAGATTCATTGAAAATTAGTGAATCTTCAGAACCTCCGCCAGCTCCGGGTGGTGTTTTCCAACCAAGTGTGTCACCAGTATTGAAATATGTGAGAACCTTCTGGTCGTCACCAGCACCCGTTGGTGTGCTGTTGACTACAACTGTTTTGATACCATTAGCTGATGTAGCAACATCAGCTAAAGAAGTTGTAGCTATTTTCCAACTTGAGTTGAGGGTAGCTGTATCCACCTCTAGTACAAAAGTGTTAATAATAAGTCCAAGACCATCTATGTCACGTACAAAAGTGTTGCCAGCAAGTATTATTCCTATAGCCGAAACCGTATCTGTTAAAAGCTTATTATCACTTATCTGCAAAAAAGAACCATCACCCGTAGAAAAATCAACCGAACTTCTATCAGTATCTAGGTATATCCAATCATCGTTAGAAACAAACATGTTCAAAAGAGTATCACCAGCCCCGGGAACAAGATAAACCAACCCAGTATCATCTGGTGCTGCGCGAGTATACTTAGTAAAAAATCCAATATCTGCACTGTCAACCCAAGTAGTTCCATTATACAGAAGAAAATCCCCTAATGATGGCCCTGTAAGTAATACGTCAGCTAAACTAGATAGTGTTTTACTGTGCCCTAAATGCACAAGAATAGCGCCAGAAACACCAGCATTACAAACGACTCCAATCTCAACAACATGTGCTGGAGAAATAGGAGGAGTTGCTGTAAATTCACCTGGTGTTTGGCTTAAATAAATTGTCTCGCCCTCCGAAAAGGAAGAGGTATTTATACCCCTTACAATACCAAAAACAGTAATGTATCCATTCGTATTATTTTCAATTGAGTGTGTAGCTACTCCAAGTACAGATGAACTAGCTTCAACATCAGCATCAGCAAGAGTAATTTGTGGTAAGTTTCCAGTAGCGCCAGTTACATAAACTACTTTACCATCATCTATTGTAGTCCCTGTTATGTTTCTTACTCGAATCCACATTTCCCGTCCAATATTCATAGTTACATCAGCTTCGTCATTATAGTAGCTTAATGCATTTTCTCCACTATCATAGTATAATAAACCTTCTTCATACGAAGCAGAACCGGGTGTGAACACAACATAGGTTAAGGTATCCCCGTCGTTTTGTAAATAAGTAGTAAGTATGATATTACCTGACGCGTCCTGCAACGCTTTTCCTGACGAATCTGCTAATTTAACAAAAAGTGAATCATTGGTAAAAGCAGTGGTTGTATCAAAATAACCTAACGAAGCAAATCCCATAAAACCTGCCAAAGTTTGGCTTCCTGTTGCAAAATTAATCCAAATTAAAGAATCTGTAGCTGCATTGAATCCTAACCCCCATGACGCCGAAACCGTTTGTCCTGTCGTATCCTCTATAGGCACACCACGAATGGTCAGCGCATTTCCATCGTCAAGCACGTCAATGTTGACGTTTACGCTGCCAACTGCTGGTACTGATAATCCCAGAACAAGCAGTAAGCTGGCAAATAGTTTTCTCATCATGCACCTTCTATTTAGTTGTTAAGAAAATTACGTAATATAATAGTAAAGATAGTTGAGGCACCTGCGGCAATAAATAAAGAATACACAGCAACCTTGGTTGTGACTGATGCAAGCGCAACTTTCAAATCAGATATTTTTGTAGTTGTATCAATGTTGAATGCCAATTGAATAGTCTCTGCTTTTTCAATTGTGTCACCAAGACCCTCTATGTCTTGGTCAATAATTTTTAACGCTTCTAATACTTTTCCTTTGAATTGAAGAATTTCAGCTGGTTTCATTAGCCTTATCTGCACCTCAATGGCTTTGACTCTTTCCCTGAGTGCAGATATTGCCTCTCGGCAGTCTGGGTTGTCTGTGTTGTTGGCCATTCATTAGTCCTTCGACGTTAGCTTAGGGATTATTCCAGAATCAAACGGTGGGTGAACAATAACAATACAAGCACCATCACTACTCATTTTACATGAGTGTGGTGTTTTAGCTCGAATAATTTTAACCTCGCCCTCCTTCAATATATCACCATCACCAAAATAAGTCACACCTGTCAATTGATAAAAAAGCTCATCATTAGTATCATGTACGTGCTCTGCAATACCTTCATCTTTCTCAACATTAGGATTGTAAACACATTCAAAAATGTGGCATAGACCAGTCGTATAGCGGTTCTTTAGTAGTAACGTTCTCCATGTTCCTACATTAACTTCTGTCTCTGGCCCTTCACTATCCAAAAAATCTACTTGATTAACCACAAGTAAATCTTCTATAGCTGCAATTGCTCTTTTACGTGGGTGTGTCATGTTAACTCTCTAACTCTACGTTGCACAAGCAATTTGGATGGCCTGGAAAATGCTCAACTAGAAACTGTAAATCAAACACCCTACCATGTTTATCTGCGCACCGAGAATCCTCAGTTGAACACACCCATTTACCGTGTGTAATTCCCTGTAATCTTGCTTTGGCAAATTTACCTATCCAGTGCGCTTTTCTAAAACTTTCTCTAGCATATTGTGACACTCTTGAGGACTGTGCTTTAATTTCTGTAGAGAATGCATTGGGGTCCGTCTTAAACGTTTCCCATAAATCATTATAAAAAGACGCAATGTATCTTGAGTTCCACGATAAAAGGGAAGATAATTCTTGTGTATAGTTTCCGCCAGTTTGTAAAAGAAATTCACTCTTTAACTGCATTTCAACAAACGATGAAAACTGCTTAAATCCTGAAACTAACGCCATTTCAGCAAAAGTTGTGTCATCAGGAAGTGTTTGTAAACGCATCTCAACGTCAGAAGCAATCTTGTCAAAGATTGTTTGATACCGTTTTAGATACATCGTCTCACTATATAATGCTTGAGCTATGTTTTTTGATGCTTCTGAGTCCTGAGTTCCGGGGGGCCGACCGTCATCACCATCTGGATTAATAGGTGTGGCTGGTCCCGGGACTCCTGTAAAGCCGGGCACATTAGGATTGATAAATAATTCTGACGTACCGTCTGATTGCTCTGCTTCTTTTCTACGTTTCTCAGTATCAAAGTCCTTACCCATATCTGTAAGGAATGTTTCAATTGATGTGCCACCAAGTTCAAACACCTTAATAGCAAAATTACGAACTTTATTCTCGTCTTTAAGCAATTGAGTATCAAACTTGTAGAATAGTTTCTCATACTCGAGGTTGTTTGCTTGTGCGATAGTACGCGCTATCTGTGTGTACAATTGCTCCAAGGCACTACGAATTGCATCAAGACCAACTTCAGTACTAATAAAAGCAATCCAATTTTGTAGCGACTGGCCTGCAGCTGACCCATCTATAAGTACTGGTGAAGTGTGTAGCGCACGAAGAATATCTTTATCAGCTTGCACATACTTTTTATCAAACTCTAAAACCTTACCATCAGGACCAATATCAATAACTTCCAAATCTGGTCCCGGCCACACAGCTGCGTTTGTTCGTTTGGCTCCGGTAAGCACATTAACCAAAGATTCAACCCGAGCAGGAGAGGGAACGTGATAAGCTGGGTTTTTAACTTGGTCTTCAAGTCCTAATTTGAATATGGTGAAGCGATTAATCAACCCATCAATAGTTGCATCGTCTACTGCCTGTAGTCGTCTCTTCGCTGCCACAGCACTAAACGCTTTGATAAAAAATGATTCACCCCATGGTTTATAATCTTTAGGATTACGTTTCAAATGATATGTAACGTTAGGGTCGAGTATAATTGCCTCACCTTTGCGTATCTGGGCTAGCCATTCTTTAGGTAAGCTTTTGATTAAAAATTGGTCTGCTTTTGACTCTGGTTTGGTGACTCGACTAATAACTGAGTCAGGAAGGGTAAGTGTAAGCTGTTCTACACCAATGCTGGATAAATCGGTATCAACTTCAAGAGCCAGAGAATCCATGGTCTTAATAATTGTAGGTAGAAACCATGATTCTGATGCATTTGGATTGACTTTAACTCCACGTTCCCAAAATGATGTAAAGATTGAATCGCCGTCAGTAATATAGTCATCAAAAACACTACGAGATAATTGACGCAGGCCGGGAACAGGTAGCACAACTCCCTTGAGCTTCAACACATCTGAAAAGCCATTAATTCTGTTGGCCCAATCATTTAGTAATACTTTTAGCTCTATATTATCCGACTCAAAAAGACCTTTCGTAATACCAAAGTCAACAAGTAAGTCTGCAACTGAACCACACACACCTTCCACTTTTCGTAATTTTCTGGCCAATCCAACCATTTTTACTCTGTCTTCAAGGTCTGGATTCTGATAGTCGTTAACATTCTCTAAAACATTGGTTGCGTTTCGAGCGTTAACATTGGTGTGAATAGATACAGCTTCTGCAAACTGTCTACCCTTACCTTTTTTGCCTCGGTTTCGGGTACGTCGAGCAGTTGGATTAGATTGCGTTGGGTTCGTTGAATACGGACTCGGCTTCTTACCTGAGCGCCGTTTCTTACCTTTGTTTGTAGGGCTAGCCTCTATGGGCTGCACTGGTTCAAACGAACTTTCATCGCGTCTCTTACTCCTTATACGCTTCTTTTTAGGATATTGAGCCACTTTGCTACCTCATTTTATCCAATTTACATGTCAAATGAAATTGGTAGTGCGGTTGGAATTTTGATTACATCCCCTTCTCTCATTGATTCCTCAATCAGGTCACGCATGCGACCTACAGCATAGAGCAAGGCAGAGTACAAGTCCTTTTTACCGGGCTTGGGTCTTCCAGTTTTTGGGTCTACAGATTCTATATCAAACCTCACGCCTTTGCCTGCAGGAACTGCTTTTATCCGAGCAACTTGTGAGGTTAGTGATTCCAAGTGGCCTGCACTCTCGAACACTCGAGGGTTGTCAGGCCGACCACGCAAAGGCTTGGGGAACAGCAAGGATTGATTACTGATGAGTCCCTTCATGTAGCCGTTGTATAACATATTCATGTCTTGAGTGGTTGAAAAAAGCGTCAAAATTGCATCGCCTTTTGCATCCGGAAAACGTTCAAGGTCACAAATAGGTTTGGCTTCTGGGCCTACAAACTCTCGAATGTAATCGGAGTCCATCAATAAATCCGCTAGCTCCAGACCGCCTCCACGAGCATCCATCCCAATCGCTACTATGTTGTAACGGCGACGTAGTTCGTAGATTAAGGTGATGCGGTCTCGTTGACTCATTTTGTTCTCTTCATGCGCGAATATAACTTGGTTGTAGGAGCGTAAATTACAACGCTTCCCCGACCCTAGTAAAGGACATTCGCCACCCATGCTTGCGGTTTTGCATTTCTCAACGTCTCGTTTTGTGTCAAGAGTGCCACACTTAATGACAACAAAAGCAGTGTTGTCTCCTGCTGGGGCGGTATCTACTCCAAGTATACACGGTGCAGAGCACGAGTCTAAAGCCTCTGGATATTTTTCGTTCTCTATCTCAAGAACTATGTTTTGTCCCTTGTCAATATCTTCAAAGGGGAAATAACCACCCTGCAAGTTGAGTGGTATATTTTTATTTTCAGCTTTCCACAATGCTCTATCCGTGGTCGGCGAATTATATTTTTTCATCATCCGAACAAAATCGAGACCCCATGTAAACTTTCGCTTACCTTTATACATGTAATAGGAGTCGTCAATATTAAACTCGAACACTGACAAATCTTCTGGAGTAAGCTCTTCTTCTTCTGCTCCAGTTACATTAAGCCCTCTTTGGCCAGAAGTCAGGACACTGCTGTAATAAATATACTGTTTATAAAAATCTCTAAAGTCGTAATCACAAGTAGAGATTGACAACATCATATTCCTGATTGGCTGCTCCTCTGCTGGCTTGGTTGGGTCATACAACACATTAGCCATAGGCTCAATAACAGACTGGTACAACTTTGTAGGAATTAAGAACGCTTCATCCATTCCTAAGAAATGACCACGTAGTCCACGCAATGTCTGACCATCAACAGATGCAGCCAGAGGAACACCATACAGAATCGAGCCATTCGTAAACTGTATAAACCAATGCGATGGGTCTTTGCTTAGAGGTTTGTTAGGGTCTGCCAAACAAGCGCGAGCATAACCATGTTTACGCTGACCGGACAGGAAGCCACGAATAATCCTGTCTACTTCCAATAAAATCATCTTGGAACCACGAAAGCCCTGGCCCGCTGTGACAACTGTCTTCAAGTTGGGATAGAGCATCGAAGTCAGTAAATAGAATATAGCGAGCAAAACTGACTTCCCCATACCACGACTAGCAAAAAACAGGTTGATTGATTTACCCCTGCCCCAATCTCTCAACACCAAAGCATGATGAGGAGCAAGGTCAAGACCAAGCAAGTCCCGACATGCAATATCCAAATGGCGCCTATAAAAGTAGACACAGAAAAGTCTGTCTGTGGTTTCCTGTATTGTAAATTGTGCTGACTCAGCCATACCTTAACCTTAATTAATTTTATGCAGACATTACGTAAAACGCCCAGAACTCGTCGTCTGTGTGTGTCTCTTGAGCTGCAAAAGTTACGGATATACCCTCAGCTAATACCACTGGTGTGCCAGCATCCATATTAACTCCAGCTGACCAAGCTCCACCATCTTTACGCCACTCAAAAGTGTCCGGTGAGGCGGCGGCGCTTAGCACCTTAACTTCGATAAACGCATCCTCATCTCCAGTATACACACCACTTGCAGTCATGTCATCTAACCCTGAACCTGTAAATGTAATGGTAGCGTCGGCTATGGCAACAAATAATTGTGAGAGAAAAGCTTTGGGCTGTCCTTTGATATCATGTAAATACTGAAGCAAGAAATTAGGGTCGCCTGAAACACTCATCCCGTATACTGCTCAGTGTGCTGTTCAATTTGAGTTTTCAGAGCTGAAAACGAGTCTGCTGTAAATTGTTTTGTTCTAATAGCCATTTTTTTATCTCCACTGAATATTAATTAATCTCGTACTTTGCTTCGCGTTCTGCAATCCAATTCCTAGCTTCATTTGGAGTCATGTTTGCAAAAGCATGAAGCTCAAATAACTCCCTTGACAACTCCTGCCTGTCGTACTTCTCCAGCAAAATGCGGAGTTCCTTGTACCTGAATCGAGTCATAATCTCTGGCAGCTCTTCAAGGGTCTGCTGGAAATCCATGGACAAGTCAGCAATTGATGCCTTATCCTTGAGATTCTTTTGCTTAGCTTTCAGGCTCTCATCTATCCCTAAATAGGAACCCAGCTTCACCAGCACGTCATTCAGATTCTTCAGGGTCGTACTGTCCATCTGGGTTGCAGCCAACATGTGTTTAATTTTTACAGTTAGAGTGCAATAATTCTCAATGTGGTCCTGCAAATCTTTACGCTCAGCCATCGCCGGATACGCTTCGACCAGATTTTCCTTGATTCTCTCTATGTCTTTTTTGTCATCAGATGTCAGCTCAACTGTGATGATTTTTTTTGAACGTTTGGGACCGGAAGTTTTTGGCTTCACCCCTCTCTTGCAGCGGTGTCGTTTGGCCTGTGGTGGGGTGTAGTAACCCGATGTCACAGAAGCAATTACGACACCGCTGCAAGAGAGG